GCTGTCCACACCAAAATGAATGGCAGGATGGCAAAGATGAGTGCGATTTTTAATTTCTTTTTCATAAATATGTGTGTTTAAAAATCTCTCCATCTAAACCTAATAGGCAAACTTAGGAGAGAAATAGTTTTCGTATCAGTGTGTTTAATTAGTTGATTTACAATTAGTTACATTCTCAAAGCACAAGTTGTAATAGTTTGGTTCATGAAAGCCTCACATAGTCAAGCTATGCAGCGTATCCCCGATTTAAGAGTATGCTCTCTATTACAACTATGCACTAAGAGAATAAGCTTTTTTGTCTGTTCATAACGCAACTAAAGCTTGTTAAATGTTGCGTGTCCCCACACCAAAGGATGTCATTAGTGTGATTTTCGAGATGTCAGTTATAACAAGAACAGGGATGGAACACTTGCAATCTATTCCATATATTCAAGCCATCTCAATTTACCCCTCTGCATCTCAGATGTGTAATAGATAGTCCTTGCAAACTATATGTTGGCATCTATATCCCCATACTATTACAACTGTCTACCCTTGGGAAGTAGAAATGGTGCATTAATAAAAAAGAGCCCATTACAGGCTCTTAAAATCATCCAAATATGCTATGTGGTGAAGAATCACCAAACAGCTCATCAGCACAACACTCACACACCCATCTAACAGCTGAAGGCTCTTTAGCATCTTTAGAGTTAAATGTAGATATCTTAACTCTTGGATCTCCCCAGCTATCATTCACATCACAACCACAATCATCACATACACATTTGTGCTTAATAGGTGCATCAGGAAGTGTAATCTTTCCTATAACCTTTGGACCTTGTACCATAATATATAAATTTAATTGGTGACAAAATAAAAAGCACAGCTATAATTAGCCGTGCTTTAAAATCTCTTTCACAGTAATGTAGAACTGTCAGGTTAACCTCTATACCTGCATTTGTGTTTCTGTTTCGACCCTCAATTAGGTCATCATCAGCATAGACAATAGTCTATGGACAGAAAAGGCTTGACAACATAATCATCAAGCCTTAAAACAATCGATTAAAGAGAGACTATTTAAAGTCCCACTCTTGTGCATCCTTAACATTAAGAATAACACAACCATTAATAATACTCATATTGTGTGTGTATTTAAAACATTAACAAATAGTATAAGCATTAAGAGGATATTCACTCACCTAATTAACCCACATCCATAGTGTTGGACTGATTAATGCTATATATATGTCAAACTGAATCAATATTTACATTCTATATTTATATATTATATGTATAAGTTGTATGTACACCACCTCTCATTCTCTCTCAATTCATATATAAAGGTGAGTTTTGTTTAACGTAAAGTTTGAAAAACCCGTGTTTTCTTGCATCAACGTTAAACAAAATGGGTTATTATGCCCACCCATGTGCTTATTCACTCCCACCCTTTATATATGGAATAAAGAAAAGGGGCATTAAGCCCCTTTCATTACGCAATCAGATCCTCAAGAGCCACTGCTTTTGGAGCATACTCTTTTGGAGTGATGCTTTTAACAGCAGTGACAATCAGACCACCACCAGGTAAGCTAATGAACGGAATTCCACTCTCACCTTCAAGAATCTCGAAGTTAAGAACGTGTCCTAATTCAATGCTACCATTACGCAGACCGTCTGAAACTTGTTGAGAACAAGTGACAGCAGCAGACTGACCATTCTTCTTCTGAAGAATGACAACCACACGTTTGTCTGTGTCCTTAAAGTTTTTAGGAATGAGAGCAAGACTACCGTCCTTACCAACAAGTTCAAGCACTGTGCCTTGTGATTCTAATGTAGACTCTGTTCTTTCGTAGTTTTGAAACTGTACCATGTTTTTTGATTTTGTGATTTAACAATATGGGGGGTCACTCGACACTCCCAAACTTTCGGTGGGGTTTCAATTGGGATTAGTCTCCCCTCCCATGCATATAATAGGTGGGGGGATGGTAAAGGAATAGTTTTATGTAGGGGGGCTTTTTGTAAAGATGGGGGTTAACAAAAAATTTTTTTGGTAATATCAAATAATTGTTTGTAACTTTGGGGTGGTTGGGTGGGGAAGTGATTATACACTATATGGAATATGATGTATGTGGAGAAAAGTTGTTCATAATATAGCATTGTAGTGAAAAATGGTCTTTATTAAGTTTGGAAGTTGTCCTATCTTTGTTTAAACTATATATGGAAGGTATTATATTAGTACAGAAGTTGAGAAAAAAGGAGAATGATGTGTTTTCCTTAGCTGAAAGGTATTACACTATTCTATCAGCTATTAATGATCTCCATTTGACAGAAAGAGAAATACAGCTCATAGCATTTACAGCTGTTAAGGGGAATATTTCCTATGCTAATATAAGAGAGGAGTTTTGTAACAAGCACAATACATCCTCAGCCACAATAAATAATATTATTTCTAAGCTGAAGAAGATAGGAGTTCTTATTAAGGATGGAACAAAGGTGAAAGTGAATCCTGTCATTATTCTGGATTTTAATAAGAACATTTCTTTGGAAATAAAACTGACACATGGATAAGCCTTTGTCACTTTCTGTCAAAGATTTCCTTATTAGGAAGATGGCTGTTAAGCTTCTTACAAGTGAGAAGACGATAGAAGCAGTGGTCAACCACCAGTTTACATCAGCTAATAATGCTCTTTTAAAACATAACAGTTTAGAGCTTAGTGGGTTTGGAAAGCTCTTGTTTAATACAAAGAAGGCTCGTAAGAAGTTTGAAAAAATGCTTGCTCAAAAGGAAGCTCTTCAAAAACAGCTTGTCAATCCAGAAGTGTCAGAAAAGAGAAAAGAGACAGCTAAGGCTAAGCTCGATTCTCTTGAAATAGCAATAGAGATATTAAAACCAAAAATAGATGCTAGACCTCAGCAAGATTTACGAGGGATGGAGGAACAACTTGATTCCCCCCTCCCATCTGAAAACATTGATTGATTCTACGTACATAGAAAGAATGGCTATTTGCTTACAATGTGAACACCATTCTGACAATGCTAAGGCAAACGGGTATAAATCAAAAAGGCCAGATGCACATTGTACAAATTGTGGATGTACGCTAGCAGCAAAGACAAAATGCCTTTCTTGTGAATGTCCTCTGAAGAAGTGGATGGGAGTGGTGAAGACACAGGAGGAAGAACAGAAGCTTAAAAACGATATAAAATAACAGCCTATGAAAGCAAGATTTGTAAAACTGCCCTTAGATTCATTTATCAAAACACTTGTAGATTTGTATGAGAAAGGAGTGGACTATGTAGATCTTGTAGGAGAATCAGATGTTATGCAGGATTATATAGAAATACATTTTACAGATGAATACATGTGCGCAGAGGCGCAAGATAATTTTGAAAAAGGAAATGATGACAATACATTTTTAGATGAAGATTTAAACCAAATAATATGAACTATCAAACTACACAAGATGCCTTTATGGCTATGGAAAGATTAGCAGCTTTATGTGCCACACCTGGAATTAACGAGGATACACAAAAAATTGCTAATGCTTACATCCAAAACATTCTTAATTCAGTGGTGAAAGACTCCATCACTAAGATGACAGCGAAAGGTGCAGGGCTTGTAGTGGCGTAAATTAAAGAAGATGACAAAGAAACCAAGGTATTACAACCAAGTGTTGAAAATACTTCAACAACTACAACAAGGCTATCCTACATATAATATAGGTAGGCACATTGCAACAGCCCTAGCTGATTATGGAGATTTCTGGGGACTTTCAGATAAGGAATTTCTGTTTGCTCTTAGGAAGTACAAATCCCAGCTTGATATGGATGTTCCCCATTCTGATGATGTTGAGATAGATGACATTATTCAGGAAGCTATGGATCTTGATAACATTCTAAAAGAAGAAGATAATGGCGAGTATTAAGAAAACTACATATATAAATACAGAGCTTGACTGGGCTGAACAACAACTCACATCCTGGAAAGCTTATGTAGATGCTAATCCTCTCCATGAATTAAAAGATAGGATTGAATGGAAACCTACAGCTAAAGGTGGAATGATGCCTATGGTGATTGCTTCCATAGAAGCTCAAGGAAAGTTTATTCAGGAAACCATGAAAAATTACTTAGCTTTGCTTGAGGTGGTGGATAAGCTACGCTCTGCTGAAGAAGCTAAAGTGGAAGTGAGAGGAAAAGGAGAACTGTCATCCATGGCTGAAGATTTTCTTAAAAGCAGAAAATAATGAACATACAGAGCATAGACTACAAAGATTGGTATTTAAACCAAAAGAGAATTCCTGATAAGGATTCTGCAGAATACAAACCATTCTTTAATTTCCATAAAGAACTATGCTTAAATGGAGCTATGATGGGTGATGTTTACATCAACCCATTTTTATATTGGCATCTCAACTTCTGGAACACAGAAGTGGATGTCATGGATGAACGTGGTAGGATTTCTCAGAAATATGCCAATCCCCTGCTTAGAGACAATGAGTGGGTGATAACAAATGAGATTGATAAGGCTCAACAGGAAAAGAAAGGGTTAGTAATATTAGGAATCAGACGTTTGGCTAAGTCTGTAATAGAAAGTTCTTACATAGGATGGGGAGCGACATTTGATGAAAACTCACAGAACATTATTGCTGGACTGAATGCTCCAGATATAAAGCTTATTACAGATAAGATTGATAAAGGACTCAACTTCCTTCCAGAAGCTTGGAGGTGGCAGAGAATAGAGGATAATTGGAAGAATCAGGTGAGTCTTGGTATTAAAACAAAAGGTGGAGAACGTATACCATTCTCTCAAATCCTCATCAGGAACCTTGATGAAGGTAATAACGAGGAGGCCATTGCTGGTACAAAACCTCGTAAATTAATTATAGATGAGATTGGTAAGGGAAACTTTCTTAGAGGTTTCCAAGCAGCTGTACCTGGTTTCACAACACCATATGGTTGGGGATGTTCTCCCATCCTCACAGGAACTGGGGGTGATATGAAGAAATTCATGGATGCTAAGTCTCTCATGTTTGATGTGGACAATTTCAACTTTCTTACATATAATAATGAGAAAGACGAAAAGCGTGTTCACGGACTTTTCATTTCCTATAAATATAGGATGGAAGCCAAAGAACCTTCTACATTAGGAGACTATCTCAACAATCCTGCTCTCAAGGAGATTCCAATGTTAGTGAGCAATGAAGAGAAAGCTCTAAACATCACCAACAACAATCTAGAAAGACTAAAGAAAGCAGGAGACAGAATAGCCTATCTTAAGGAGAAAATGTACTATCCTATAGAAGTGGATGACATTTTCTTAAATGAGGACACAAACATATTTGATATTGAGGCTGCTAAGCGTCAGAAGTTTAGATTGATGCAACAGGAGAAAACAGGTATTCCTGTTGTTCTGTTTAATGATGGAGATAAGATTGCACATGAGTTTACAGACAAACAACCCATCACCAACTTCCCTCTTAAGAACAGTGATTTAAAAGATGCTCCTGTTGTAATATATGAATTTCCTGTAGCTAATCCTCCTTATGGGTTATATGTTGCAGGAGTGGATCCTTACAGACAAGGTAAATCAGCATATAGCTCTTCTTTAGGAGCAGTGTATGTTTATAAACGTATGCATGATATTACAGGTGAAAAGTATCAGGATATGTTTGTAGCTTCTTATGTAGCACGTCCTGATAAGAAGGAAACCTGGGAAGAACAAGCACGCTTGCTCATCAAGTATTATAATGCTCGCACCCTTTGTGAAAATGATGATATTTCGTTTATTGAATACATGAAATCAAAAGGAGATGCACACTATTTGGAAAAGCAACCACAGTGGCTTATGGAAGTGGTACCAAACACCACAGTTAAACGTGAATACGGAGTACATAGATCTTCAGACAAAATCATCGATTATCTTCACAATTGCTTGAAGAAGTATTTGGAAGAGGTGATATATAAGGAGACAGATGAAAACGGTAATGTCATAAGAGAGGTGACAGGTGTGAGCAAAATGTTCGATCCTGTTCTTCTGGAAGAAATAATACAATACAACGATCAAGGAAACTTTGACCGTATTGTAGCAGCAGAACTAGCTATTGCTCAAGCTATGAAAATGGATCCCATATTAGGAAAGGTTGGGGGGTCTGGTGATTCAAGAGTGGCAGCATTGTTTTCAAACAAATCAAAACCCAGATTATTTTCAGAATCAAGAGGTTTATTTAATACAAAGAAACATAAATTGTTCTCATAATGGCAATTATTAGGTATACAAAAGATGCAACGATACGTTATGCGTATCTAAATATATTTCCTGACCAGTTTAAAACTGAAAAGGAGAAGAAAGATGAAAGTTGGATAAAGAATACAATGGACTACTTTGCAAACAAGGCTTATGCTGAGTATGTAAAGAATAGGGACACATTTGTTAAAAACTACGATCTTGTAAAAGGAATTCTTCGTATGGAGGATTTCTATCAAGAACCTGAAGTGAGAAGTTTCACAGACATGCTCACATCAAATCTAGAACTTCCTGCTTATGTAAAACATTATTCCATCATCACCACTCCTATTAATAACCTTGTTGGTGAAATCACCAAAAGACCAGACACCTATCGTGTTAAAGCTTTTGATGATGACAGCAAATCAGAAGAATTAGAATTCAAAACTGGTATTCTTCAAGAATATGTCACTTCACAAGCTAGAAAAAAGATAATGGAACAGCTTGCTATGGAGGGAATGGGTGAAGAAGGTGGCGAAGAGGTTCCTGAGGAGCAGATAGAACAAATGACAATGCAACAGATACAGGATGAACTAGATTCATACACATCTGTAGCTGAGAAATGGGCAAACCATATTCTTACATGTCAGAAGATGGAATTCAATATGAAAGAAAAGAGCGAGGATGCTTTTAGAGACTTGCTTATTTCTGGAAGAGAGTTCTACCATATATATGAGGACAACTCTAAGCTTGGATTTAATATAGAGGTGGCCAATCCTAAAAACACGTGGTTCCTCACTACACCTGATAAGAAATATACATCTGATACCACTGGTAGGGCTCAGGGAGCATATGCTGCTGGTACGGTGCAAGTGATGGAGCTTTCTGAAATAATAGAATCTATTCCAGATATCACAAAAGAAGAAATAGATCACTTAAGATCTTCTCTCCAGGATTATGGATTAATTAACGTAAGAGAATCCAACCTAGGAAACCCTAACGTTTCTCCAGGTATTGATTCTGTAACATACGACACTTATGACCCACTTGTACTTCAAACAAGGATGATTGTTGAAAGTGAGATGAAGGATAATAATGACGGCCTTAAAGATTTCCTTGGTCTCACTTCCAACGTGTCATCATTTGGATACAAGTATGTTGTTGTGAGAGCTTATTGGCTTTCTAAAAAGAAAATAGGAAAGCTTATTTATTTAGATGAGCTTGGTAATGAACAATCCACACTGGTAGACGAGAATTACAAATCTGGAACTATTCCTACACAACAGTCTTTGGAATGGGGATGGATTAATGAGTGGTACCAAGGAACTAAGATTGGACCTGACATCTATCACATAAAACCATATAGACTTTTAAACTATTGTCCTATTATAGGATTGACACACGAGATTAAAAACACAGAGACAAGAAGTTTGGTGGATATGATGAAACCTTTCCAGGTGTTGTATAATGTCTGTATGAACCAGCTTTACAAGCTTCTTGAGAAAGAGGTGGGTAAGGTGTATCTGACATCTATTAGACACGTACCTATTCCTAAAGATGGTGATGCTCAGGATGCTCTTGATGTTTGGGAAATGGAAGCAAGGAATAGAGGGGTGGTGTTTATTGATGACTCCCCAGAAAACCTCAAATCTCCATCCTCTTTCAACCAGTTTAGAGATATTGATCTTACACGTACACAGGAGATACAATCTCGTTATCAATTAGCAATGCAATTGAAAAATGAGTGTTGGGAGTTGATTGGTATTACAAGACAAAGGGTGGGAAGTGTAATGGCTTCAGAATCAGCCACTGCTACAAACACAGCAATGCAACAATCATATGCTCAAACAGAACCTTTGTTTGTAGCACATGAATATATTATGGGTCAGCTCTATCAAGCTATTCTAGATGCTGCCCTGTATGTAGAAAGTCAAAAGCCCCAGTCTACACTATCTTATATCACTTCTGAAGGAGAATCAGCCTTTGTTCAGGTGAACGGTACAGATTTAAAATTCCGTGATTTAAAAGTGTTCCCAACTAACAGACCTGAGGATAACCAAATGTTCCAAGAAATTAGACAATTGGCACAACCTCTTCTTCAAAATGGTGGCTCTATATATGATGTTATTGAATTGTATAGCACTAAGTCTGTAAGAGAAATGAAGAAGAAATTCAAAGATCTCAAAGAAAGACAAGAGCAAATGCAAGATCAACAAATGCAATTGCAACAGCAACAACAGCAACAACAAGCTGAACAAGCACAAGCTCAATTACAACTTCAGCAACAACAGCATGAGGAGAAGATTGCAAATGATAACTATCAAAGAGAACTTGATAGGCTTTCCAAAGAGAAGATTGCCATCATACAGGCTACAGGGTTTGGTAACGTAGAATCTGAAGATGTTAACCAAAACGCTATTCCTGATGTATTGGAAATGAGCAAGATAGCTAATGAAGAGTCAAAAGCTACAAAAGAATATCAAACAAAACTTGCAGAAATAAACAGTAAGAACAAACAAGCTTCTGATAAAATAGCTCTTGAAAGAGAAAAGCTTCAAGTGGCTAGAGAGAACCAAGCTAACGATCTTGCTATCGCTAAGGAGAATGCTAAAGGAAGAAACAAAAAACCTGCTAAATAATGCTAGATAGTAACATCCTCATAAGTACAATTGAATGGATAGGGGAAAAGTGGAACAATTACCTTTCCCCAGTGTCTATATTAAGGTGTTATGAAGGAGGTGTGTTATTAAGACTTGGTAAGTACAAAAGAGATCTAAAAGAAGGACTTAATTTCAAAATCCCTCTGATTGATGAGATTCACACATGCGTGAAGACAATAGATACATTTCCTCTTTCTCCAATAGACATTACAACAATAGATGGTAAACAGGTGAGTGTGGAACCTATTGTAATGTTTGATATACACGATCCTAAGAAATACCTAATAGACACCAATGATGCTGCTGGAAACATAAGAGATGTTTCACGTGGAACAATTGCAGACTATCTCACTGACTGCTCATGGGAAGAAATTAAAGAAAAGAAAACTCTAACAGCTATAAAGAATGCTATCAAAAAAGAATGTGAACCTTTAGGTATAACAGTGTATAAAGTGTTCTTTGCTAGAATTGTGACAACAAAAGTGTATACAGTGTTCAAAGAGTAAACGTTTTTAGTTAGAGTAAAAAATATTAATGCTATATTATCCGCAAAAATCAACTCTAACATGCATTTCTTCTTTGTAGATAATTAATAGTGACTTAGTTTTACATTGAAAACCAGATAAATAAACTACATATGGCCGAAAATTTGGACATGTCCCAATCATTTGGGAACTTTAGCATTGAGAACACTATGGAGATGGGAGCTGGTAGTGCAGAACTTTTAAATGATCTGTTAGCTCCTGAAACTTCAACAAGCAGTCCTGATGAAATAAAAGACATCAAGGATGATCCTTCCCCAGCACAATCTTCCAAAAAAGAATCTTCTGAAGAAAAGAAACCTGCTCCTGAAAAAGAGGAGGATAAGTCTTTGGAAAAGTTTCTTCTTTCTGATACAGAAGAGGAAGAAGATGAAGAAGAACCTGCTGTTCCAGAAAAAACTGCTAAAAGTAAAGCTCCTGAAGCTGCTTCTGAAGAAGAGGCTTCTGAGCAAGAAGATGGTGAGCAAGAAGTTTCACAGTTTGGTGCTCTTGCAAAAGACCTTCTTAAACTAGGTGTATTCTCAACAGATGAGGATGAGGATGAAGAAGAAATTCAAACACCTGAACAATTCCTAGAAAGATTCCAAAAAGAAAAACAAAAGGGTGCAATTGAAGTAGTAAACAACTTCATTGGACAATTTGGAGAAGACTACAAAAGAGCATTTGATGCTATTTTTGTAAAAGGTGTTGATCCAAAAGAGTATTTCGGTACATATAATAGTATAGTGAATTTCTCTGAAATGGATCTTTCTGAAGAATCCAATCAAGTGAGAGTGATTAAACAAGCTCTTGCAGATCAAGGGTTTGAACCAGAAGATATAGACACAGAGGTTGAGCGTCTTAAAAACTATGGTGATTTAGAAACAGTGGCTACAAAACACCACAAGGTGTTGGTTAAAAAGGAAGCTGCTAAATTACAAGACCTCGAACAAAAGTCTCAAAGAGAATTACAACAAAGACAAGCTATCAAAGAAGAATACATTAGCAATGTACAAAACGTTCTTCAGGAGAAGCTTAAAACAAAAGAGTTTGACGGTATTCCCATCAACCCCAAACTAGCAAACGAACTACAAGATTTCTTACTAGTGGATAGATATAGAACAGCTTCTGGTGAAACAATCACAGAATTTGATCGCTCTATCCTGGAGTTGAAGAGACCAGAAAACCATGAAAAAAAGGTGAAGGTTGGACTTCTTCTCAAGATCCTTGAAAAAGATCCCACCCTTTCTACAATTCAAAAGACAGGTATAAGTAAGAAATCCAATCAGTTATTTGGAGAGGTGGCAAGACAGGTGACAAAAGCTAAAGGCACATCATCATCTTCTTCTCCTTCCAAATCCAATTCATGGTTTCTTTAATCTCTAACAAAATAAAAAGGTAACAAAATGGCAATTCAAACAATCCCAGGTCTTACTGGTTTTACGTATGCTCGTGTTGCTTCTATGGATAAGCGTGCTGTAGGTAAGCTTACAGATGCCAATCACTTAGAAAGCTTTCACAGCACCGAACCTGCTGATTATGATAAAAAGATCATCAGCTTGTACACACAGTCTAGCTTATACAGCAATGACTTCTTAGACATGATTAACAAAAGCACTCCTTATTACATTGATAATAACAGTGATGCTTGGAAATGGGATGTACAAGTTCCGTACAAATTCCCCAAAATCATCAATGTTCCTGACAGCACATTGAATTTACAAAAGCCTGGTATCGATGGTCAAGAGTTTTCTCTTGTTCTTGATACTAATGAGTTCTCTAAGAACGCTATTGTTTCTGTAGGTTCTCGTCAATATGGTCCTCGTTTCTACGTTATTAAGGATCCCGTTCCTTATAACATGGGATACTTGTACTCTTTCACTCTAGTTTCTGATAATCCTACAGTGGATTTCGTAACTTCTACCTTCTTACAAGTGGGTATTGAACTGGAACTGGTTGATGCTGCAATTGGTGAATTCGATCAAGACTTATTAGGTCTTCCTCGTTTGGGTGAAAAAATCACTATGTTTGAATCTCTTGGTTCTGCATATGGTTTCGAACACAAAATCACTGAGTGGGCTGATGACAAAATGATGAGAGATGCTTCTGGTAAACCTCTTGACATTCTGGTATATGCTCCTCAACGTAGAAATCAGCTTCCTTTAACTCGTAATGATGTTAAATGGGAACCGTTTATTGAGTTCTGGATGCGTAAGTCTATGCTTGAGTTGAAAGTTAAGCGTATGATTTGGAGCAAGCCTGGTACAGTTAAAACAAATGGCTCTAAGCAAGAATTGAAGCGTACTTCTGCTGGTGTATATCACAGAATGCGTAACAATGGTAACTTGGTACAATACAATCGTGGTGAGTTTTCTGCAAACCTGATTCGTTCTGTGTTTGGTGATCTGTTCTACCGCAGGGTGGATGTTAAAGATCGTAGAGTGAAAATGTACACTAACGAAGCTGGATTTGATGTATTCCAACAAGCTCTGAAAGCTGACGCTCTGAACAGTGGTCTTACTTTCATGGCTGATAGCGGAAATCGTTACTTACAAGGAGAAGGTCAACACATCACTTATAACTTTGCTTTCGATGCAATGGTTACTCGTGAAACTGGTCGTGTTGAACTGATTCACCTGAAAGAACTTGATCTTCCTCAATCTAATCTGGAATTCGGTCAGAACAAGAAATCTACACCTGTATTCATGGTATTTGATGTTAGTCCAATGAGCGATGGTTCTTTGGTTAACAACATCCGTGAGGTGCGTATGAAGGGTGCTCCTTCTATGACTTGGGGATATATTGATGGAACTCGTCACCACTTAGGATTTGCTAAGTCTCAAGGTATGAGCTCTGCAAACAAATTCCCTGGTTATGAAATCTGGATGAAAGACCGTTGTGATGTATTCATTGAAGATCTGTCTCGTACAGTATTGATTGAAGAAATCCCACAATTCTAATAACCCTCCTAGGGATCTTTCCTAGGACTAATACCGAGAGGAGATTGCCCCCCACTTCAGAGTGGGGGAGCTCTTCTCAAAACAGAGGTTGAGTGTTGGGGTGTCCCCAGCAGCCATGATCTTCGATGATCATTCCTCTGCCAAATAAAAACCACAAAAACTACAAGTATGGGCAAGATTGGAAAAATTTCCACTATTAAGAAAGAGTATAATAACTCTCAACTTCAGACAATGCAAGGTGGTCTTTCTACAAGAGGACTAACAAGAATTCCTGGTACAGGTGTTTTTAAATATCCTTACAAGGAACTTGATGGAACCTATAGAACAGGGCTTGATCCACATGCATCTTACATTCGCAGAATCTCTGATCCTACAGAAAAAGAATTGGAAATTGAGCGTGTAACAGCTCTTAGAGAAAAACTTGAGAATGCTCTTGGAGGTCTTGATCTTGGTCCTCGTTCTAAATTCTGGAACTATGGACTCTCCACTTCTACAGAAGACACACTGCATGTGCAAGCTGTAAAACTGTTAGATGGAGACAATTTCTTTGATCTCAATGTTCCTCTCCAGGAATTAGCTTTTGCTTGGTTGCGTGTTCACCCAACAATTGCAAGTTCCTACCAAGCTTGGGAGCGTGGTGAATTTGCTGCTGACACACAATTTTATGTTGTGGATGATGAGATTGAGAACGCAGTGGTGTTCAAGAAGAAACAACTTATCAATAAAGCAATTGTTAAGTTTGACAGTATGACTCCTGAGAAAAAGAGAAAAGTGGCTAGATTGTTAGGACTTCCTGTAACAGATGATACAAAAGAAGAAGTGGTGTACAACTTAGTAGATAATGTCTTAAAGCAAACAGAGTTTAAGAATGGTAAATACCAAGGACTCAATCCTGTAGAGGTGTTTACAAGGTTTGCAGATATGAAAGACAACTTGCTCCATATTAAGGATCTTGTTAAACAAGCTCTGACACACTCCATATACAGACTGAAACCAAACGGTAAGGTGTATGAAGGAGAATTTGAAGTGTCAAAAGATGAAGAAGATTTGGTGAAGTTCTTAGCGGATGATGACAATCAAGATGAACTGATCACCCTTGAACAAAAATTAAAAACTAAGAAACTCGCTGCTGTATGATACCTGTAGATAGTTTATTATATAAGATTGACCAAAGGCTAAATAAACTATCTACTAATGATCATCAACAGATTAATTTAGAAGATAAGATTTTAGCTTTGAACGAAGCTCAGATAAAACTTATCAAACAAAAGGTTGATGGTTTTAGCACAGTGAGTGGTCTGGGACTGGATGCTTTCAAGAAGCGTTATGAGGATCTACAATCGTTAGTTGTAACATACAATGATGGTGTTCTACCCTTAACGCAAGCAGATCCATTATTAAACAGATGGTCAGCTAACATACATGCACTCAATCCAAAGTATATGTTCTATGTTGATAGTTATGTACTAGCGGATAAAGGAAAATGTAAGAATAGACAAATATGGATAAATAGAGATTTGTCAAAACATGGTGATACGTCTATTCTCTTAAATAATGTTCATTACAAACCTTCCTTTGAGTATCAAGAAACGTTCAACTGGATTTCGTCTGATTCAATAAGTGTATTTACAGATGGAACGTTTACACCAAGTAATATATACATATCTTATATGAGATATCCAGTGTATATAGATAAAGAGGGATATATCAAGTTTGATGGTACTCCTTCTGCAGATGTAGATTGTGAACTAGAGACTTACCTGGAGGATGAACTCTTAGATTTAACAGTTCAAAACCTAGCAATGTACACAGAAAATCAATTTGCTGTACAAAGTTCACAAGTAAGAATTCAAACAAACGAATAGTTTTTTTCACCTTTAAATAAAACAAAATGGCTGATTTTTCATTAACTACGCTCTTCGTAGTTCCAGTAGGTCAAACATCGTTTCCTAGCTCTGGTTCTACGCAAGACCTTACAGCTGGCCAAGTTGGTATTTTCTCCAACAATTACGCAGCTACCCTCACTCCTGGTAACTTCCCTTATTTCTACATTGCTCAAGGTAGAACAAACACCTATTTGCAAGGCTCTAAGCGTTCAGACAAAATTGCTGGATGTGCTCAAGGTGGTTCTTGTAGATCAAATGTTACTGAGTGGTATAAGGTGAGAGGTTGTGCTACCGCAACTAATCAAATTAGTGACATCACTGATTTCAACGTGAAATGTGGTGATGTTGTTACATTGACTGTTCGTGCACACTCTTCTTACATTGACACTCTGTATTTCAATGGTTTGACACGTTCTGTAACTGTTCAAGCTCCTTGTTGCGATTGTGGTGGTGATCCTTGTGAAACTGTTAATGTTGATGCTCTGATTGACCAATTCATCACTAAATTAGAAGCTACAGCTCCTGATTTCTTAGGTGGTGATACTACTGGTACAAATCCTGACAACATCACTTTAAGCACTTTCTTCACTTTCACTAATGTTGGTGGTACTATTCTTCGTATTGAAGGTAAGCCTCTGACTAAATATGGTCAACCTTGTGATGTTGCAGCGTTCCCTTATGAGTATGACAGACTGTGGTTCCGCACATTCATCTATTCTGGTCCTGCTACCACTGCTGACTTTATTGTTGCAGACAATTGTAACATTGTAGCTACATCTACAATCACTCAAACTTCTAACTATCCTACAGGTACTTCTGATGAAATCATCCAACTTGAGAAGAACTACTATTCTTACCAAGCTGGTTACTTGAAACATCTGTACAGAATGGTAGGATATAATGGAAACTTTGAGAGCTGGGTGAGCGATGGTACAACTTATGATACATATTATATCAAGTTCAATGCCTACGATAAATCTGGTTACCAATGGGGTGATTATATCGAGCAAGATGCTATGGTTATCATCGCTGTTCCTCAAGGAACTCCTTCAACAAACCTTTCTAATGCATTAGAAGATGCTCTTGGAGAGATTGAGTTTGATAACACTTGTATCACTACTACCACTTCTACTACCATTGCTCCTACAACCACTTCTACTACTACTGTTCCAGCATAACATAGAAGAAAATAAGATCATACAACCTGTGCCAGAGGGTCAGAGAGGATAATTCTCAAAGTCCTCTGGCACATTTATTTAGAATAACATGGCAGAATTAAGACTAGATATAGCAGTGATTCCTACGTATAATTCTCAAACGTTGGGAATTGCTGACACATCAACATATCCCTCTCCTTCATCTATCTCTGCTCCTTCAATTGAATTTAATGTTCCTTCTTTTGGGAAGGTGGTGTTACCATTTAATGCTAACAGCTTCAACTTGTTTAATTCCACATCGTTAGGAATTACACAAGTGGGTGATACATTATTGCCTCTTCCAGATGGTGTATATTACATTAAATATACAATATCTCCTGCATATAAGAACTTTGTTGAGAAAACAATCATGCGTGTTGATGCTCTCCAGGAGAAGTTTGATAGTGCATTTATGAAACTAGATATGATGGAATGTGATAGGGCAATTAGAACACAACAGAAGGTGCAATTAAACAGTGTGTATTTCTTTATACAAGGAGCTATAGCTGCTGCAAATAATTGTGCTGTTGATGAGGCTAACAAACTTTATAAGCAAGCTAACAAAATGCTTGATAACTTTGTTAGAAATGGATGTCAGTGTTCTGGCACAAACTACGTAACCAACTTTTACTAATATGGCTAAGTGTACCAAATGTGGAGCTAATTTTGGCTGTGGATGTCAATTAATTAATGGACTGTGTGCAGCATGCCATGCTGCTGCTCAAAAAGGAACAAAAAGATTTAGAAATGCTATCACCAAGGCTTATCAACTGTGTAGATTGTTCTGACATTTGTGTTGTAATCTCAGAAATAGATTGCAAAATAGCACAGATGGCAAAGGATCTGTATAACAACACCATCTATTCTCTCAACAGGAATATAGATGGAGGTGTTATAAATGATCTTTTAAACTACAAAAGAATCCTACAATACAGAATTTGTAATATAGAATATGGTGGTAGAAACTTTTCTGATGAACAAATCATCAGCAGGATTAAATTGTTAATACATAAATAAAATATAAAAATGAGTTGCTCAAATTGTTATAATGGATGTCCTCAGATAACCTCTGATCAATGTGTCAAATATACAGGAATAGATGTTCCTGTTCTTGGTATAAAGAATGGAGATAGTCTTTCCTATGTAGAACAAGCCATCATCACCTTTCTAACATCCACATTGGATGGTACAGGGGTGAAACCTAAAATAGAAAAATCCATAATATGTGATGTAGTGAAGAAATATCTTCCTACATGTGGTGATCTTACAGTGGTGGACTTTATAAAATCTCTTGTTCAGGTGGTTTGTGAGTTAAAGACACTTGTTGATGGGACTATTACAGACATCACCACTATAAATAACTTTATAACATCTCTTGAAGCTGATTATAATATAAACACTTGTTTGACTGTCACAACACCAGGTTTAACTCCTACATCTGGAACACATGCTATATTACAAGCTGTCATTGCTAGACTTTGTACGTTTATCAATATAGATGCGGATCTTACATATGTTAGACGTGATGAAATTGACGTTATTATTCAGAGCTATCTATCATCACTTCCTGCGGCAACAAAGTTTTATACAAGAATGGTTCCTTATGTAGCAGTTCCATTTTTCCCCACTCCCGCAATTTTAGGAAAATTCAATAATGGTGTTGGTCAAGATGAATGGGAAAAAATTTATTTTTGTAATGGTAGCAATCTCACTCCTGATTTACGTGGTAGAGTTCCTGTAGGTGTAACAGATGGCACTATGGGAGGAGGTCCTCTCCCTGCCCAAACCGATCCTACCTTTAGTACGTTTAATCCTACATATGCACAAAACCTTCCTGTTGGAAATAATAGTTTTACATTAGGTGTTAATGAAATTCCAGAACACGATCATCCTGGAAGTACAATAGTTATAGATCAAGATCCCCATAGACATAATTATACTACGGGAAGTAATGATGTTGATGGTTGGCAAGGTGATAGTGATGTCGATGACTTTGGTCCAATAACTGCACAGACAGATAGTGCTACAGTCACATTACGTCCAACATTAACAATAGCTAGACAAGGAGGAAGTCAACCTCACCCTAACATCCAACCTGGTTTAGGTTGTTATTACATAATGTACATTCCATAATATATTAAACTTATATAAATGTCTTGTTATCCCAATAATTCCTGCAATAGAAATGTCCTGAAAAGCTGTAGTAACACAGATGTTGTTGTCTATACAGGAGAAAATCTCACATGTACAGGAGTAGAATATGGTGATAGTTTAACCACTGTTCTTCAAAAGTTTGATGAGAAATATTGCGAAATATTAAACATTATAGAAAACTGTAACACCACCACAACTACCACCACAACCATCGATGTACCAGTTGTGCCACCAGTTCAAGTGTGTACAAGTCCTTTTGCAAAGATTTTAGAGTCTCTTGGAGAATACACACCAACTACAACAACAACTACCACTCTTACTCCTAATTTAATAAGACTCACTCCTGCAAATTCAGACGGGTTCTTTGGTTTAACTATGGAAAGAATTTCTGGTGTAAATCCTGACAATCTTATTTTTTCAATGCAAATTGATGCGTACATGACATCAAATTGCACAGGCGGTAGTGGTAGTTATTCGTTCAATCCTTCTTTGGATGCAGGAGAATCTTTTGATTTTGATGGTGTTATGCCAGAAAATCCAGCATTTGTTACTGCAAAAATAGTAAGTTTAACAGTGAATGGAATAGCTTCGGTTACAACATCTCCTCAAACAATCACTATTAATGGAACAAATTATATTATAGAAGGATTTAATACATGTACAACTCTTTAACAAACAATTAGTAAAAATAAAAATATGAGTGTTCCTACTGTAACCCAGTTACTACAAGTTTTAGAAAGAGGAGAAGTTTCTCCACAATGTGATTGTTGTCCTTGTTCAAACATATATGTATTTGCAAGTGTTGAAACAGCTATTACGTTAATAGAAGCCCTCAACTGGAACTCTAATCAAAATGATTGTACAACAAGAAGTTACACTACAAGTTGTTGTACAGAAAACTGTTTAGATAAGATAGAAGAACTTTACAGTGTTGATGTAACAAACATGATTTTAGATAAAGGGGTGTACGAATATTCCTTATTAGGAAAAAGATCAACTCTTTGTGATATATATGACTATTTAAAAGAAAACAATGTTCCTGAAGGAGATGCTGTTACATTTATTGAAACTGTGTTAGATAATGGGATTGTTTTCCAATGCTATGAAGATAATCAACTATTAAGTAACGTAAACACTTATTTACAGTGGGCTGAAGCAAGGGATATTATTAATTGTACCAATCCTAATCCATGTAATTGTCTTCCTCCAGAACAATGTTGTTTGTCTGTAATTGGAAGTGTATCCACTTACCTACTATACAATACAGCTATTACTCCTGAGCCTTGATAAAAAACAAAAACTAATTTAATGTCCTGTCATTCAAATAAAATAGTTCGTGTAACATATCCAAAGAATTGCTGTCCAGAAGTGGATGATTCTCAACAACTTACGTATTCTGGACCAGCCCTACCATGCATTGATGTACAAACAAACCAAACATTCAATGATGCTGTAAAAGAATTAGACACTTTGCTTTGCAATGCTATTCAGGAACTTTTTGAATGTAAACAGATTTGTTTATCGTTTTCTGGCGAAGCTTTCACTTTAAGTTTAACAATTCAATCAACAGGTGTAGTTAATGGAAAACCTGCTTATGAAAATATTCCTGTTGGTGAAGATGGTGGTGAAATCAGTGTTAAATGGTCAAACACAAATAATAAATGGGAGTTTTATATTAATGACGAATTTGGATATACACTTGATAGTGATTGTTATTTTCCTATTTCAGATGTAAATGAGTGGGTGTGTGCAGGTGATGCAGAGTTTTGTCTTAAAACCACTGGAGTTTCCACTTATGAAGGTGTTTGTACCACCACAACCACCACTGCTGTTCCTTTATGTTTGACAATAAAAGATCTTACTGAAGTGGTTGGTATTCAAAATACATACTACAACTGCGCACCTACAAGTACGCCAATAGTAAACGGTCAACCATCTTATGAATACACCACTGATTTTGGACCATTGGTAATTTTTTGGAATAGTGATAACGAAAGATGGGAAGCTAGAACATCTGTGTCATCACCAACTTTATATGCTTATTTAAACCTACCATACACTCCACCAAACATTCCAGTTCCTGATGGGCTATACGTAACTAGTGTTTTACCAGAAGCAGAAGGATGGGTTATACCAAGTGAAGCAATTAATCAAGTTATATATTCAACAAAATTAGGAAATTGTTGTGGTTGTTTCTTTATACAATACCCAACTACCAACAGTTATTCAGGAACATACATTAATTGTAATGGTGATGAGATGGAATGGCAAATACCTGAAATTGTTGAGAGTGTTTCTGGTAGAGGTATTTGTACATCAAGTCCCCAAACAGTTACATGGAGTGGTACACCAAATGGATTTTCGTATATTCCTGGAGATGAGTCTTGTGTGTGCCAACCCACTTCTTTCGGTGATTTTTGTACTTGTGTTCTATGTATTGAGTTTCCAGGATCAGAAGGAATTACAGGTCCACTTTTTTACAATGCTACACAAAATGGTATTATAAATGAAATTCCTTGGTTTGCGTTTGCAACATCTTCTTGTATTAAATATAACAATGCCCTTTTTAGATGGGAAATATATACAGATTGTAACAACCCTGGTTCATTATATGCATATTTAACAAATAGTGGTTATCTACTACCTTTAGGTGGTGAATGGGTTTGTGCTCCTGAAGTAAATTGTCAATTTACTTTTGGATTACCAACAGCAATAACAATAGGAGCATGTCAAATTACTACCACCACCACCACTACACTACCTTAATGTTAATTGTTAATAAAATCAAAAAATCATGACAGTATTAATTCAACTTACAACAGCAGGATCTGATACAGGACCTTTTAACCTATATTCAAATCTTGACTCCTTTGGAACACCGTTTGAAATAGGTGTAGCAAAAGTGGATCTTTTGTCAGGATATTTAAGTACACTTGTTCCTGATGGTACAACAACAATCAGGGTTTGTTCTGCCTCTATTTATTGTGCAAACTGTGTAGATATAACAATTGAACCCCTACCAACTACCACAACTACATCAAGTACATCTACTAGCACTACAACATCTACAACCACTTCTGGTCCATTACCATTAGATTTTGATGCTATTTTTAACTGTGATTCATACCCTTCATCAATCAGTATCTCAATAACTAATATTACTGGAGGGACACCTCCTTATTCTGTAGGAACAACGTATTTCCCATCAGAAGCTGCTGCTTTAGCTAACGCATCTTGGACTCTTGGTATTTCTATTTCATACACCATTCCTCCCACCAATGGTACATACTGGATGGTCATTAAAGATGATGTAGGTACAATTGTTGCAAAGGATGTAACAACAACATGCTCTTAAAACTTCCTGTTTTGTTGGTTTTACAGGATATGTTCTCCCCAAATATTTCTATATTTGGGGTTTTTTAATTAAGTTGGTTAGTGTAACTAACCAGCTCAGTTAAAATAATTTGGTAAATATGGAATTAAATTCTAACTTTACTGTAATTTTAACCAAACCTCGCCTTATGCAGGATCAAAATTCCTTGTTATATCAGCTGGAACAAATGCTCCACTGGAAGAAAAGTAGAAGTTTCTACGCTAAAAAACTAAATATTACAGAGGATGAGATTGATGAGTTGATGAGAGAACTGAGAAAGAAAGACACTGTAAGAAATGACGCTGAAACAGCAGCATACATTGGAGCTCTTGAGGAACATTTAATAGAGGTGAATAATGAAAAGGGCACATTAAAAAGCACAATAGAATCTACCTTTGAGCCAAAATCTGATATAGAGCTGGCTGAATTACACAAGATAGATCTCAATAAATACAAGATATCAAACTACTGGTCTAAGCTGAAAAGCAATGGTAAGTTTACATCTTCTGTATTTGCCACTCTTAAAAAACCTACAGATTACACTGCTGAAGACTTTGCTAAGTTTTTGGAGAACTATGTTCCTAAGGAGGTAAAAGTTAGACCTATTGATTATGAAGAACTTGAATATTATGATGTAGATGATGTAGATATTGAGGTTTCTATCTCTGACTTCCATTTGGCAAAAAAGACCTTAGAAGGAGAAACTATAGAGGAGAAGAAAGAACAATACATGAGTGTCCTTACTGATCTTGTAGAGAAGGTGAGAAACTCTTATGACATAAACAAGATAGTTTTCCCTATCTCTAATGACTTCTTTCATACAGATAACTACCAGAATAGTACAACAAATGGCACTCCTCAGGATGTACTAGTGGGATATGATAATGAGTATGAGGAGGGGTTTGACCTACTGGTTCAAGCCATAACCTATTTGCAGGAAGTTGCTGGAACTGTGGAAGTTATATTGGTTCAAGGGAACCATGATCGCACTAAGTCATTTTATCTAGCACATGCCCTTGAAATCTTCTTCAGGGATAATGAAAAGGTATTTTTTGAAAGAGATCATTCTACTGTAAAGTCTACAATACTTGGTAACACCTTTATAGGATACCATCACGGAAACTGCAAAATAGATGAATTACCTCTGCTGTTTGCTACAGGAGATACTGCTGCAGGTTTTGGACTAGCTACATACAGAGAAATCCATACAGGTGACAAACATCACTATATGGCGAAAGAAATAAAAGGTGTTAGAATACAACAGATGCCTTCTCTCTCTGGAACAGATAGATGGCATGCTGACAACAACTATGTAAATAATATTAGAGCTGGACTCGTTCTAATCTATGATCCTGAGAAAGGTAAGATTGGAGAATTCGAAAGTAGAATATAATCATGGCAACATTAAGAAAATTAGTATCAGATGTTCGTGGGATGCACAAGTTGCTTTCTACAGATTCTCTTATTACAGATAGAGTGATTGCTTCTGAGATTAGAAACAATGCTCTTCTTCTTATTAAGAGAGAAACTAACCTTAGAAAGCTTTGGTCTACATCCACAATTTTTACCACCATTCCTTGTTTAGAAATGGTGGAAGTTCCTATTTCTGAATGTTGCGATTATGTTGATCCTTGTAGTGTAGCTAGAAGTAAGTTTAAACTTCCTCGCATTTCAGAAGGAAACTATCAATATGTCATCCAGGGAGTTTATTCTATAAACGCTATGGGTGGCACAGGTAAGAAACTAAAAGAAATCACAATCAACAGATACACCAACTTGTTAAAACTTCCTATAATAAAGAAAGAAGATTATTATTGGATAATTAATGACTATTTATACATCAGCAATCCTCTTATTGAAAAAATAAGAATATCTGCTTTATTTGAGGATGAAGTTCCTAATGAGATAATGTATCCTGAATGTGGTTGTAATAACACTGTTCCTCTAGAGGAGCTTTGTAAAAACCCACTAGACAAACAATTCTCTCTCCCAGGATATTTAGAAAAACAAGCATTAGAACTCACTTCTCAAAAGCTCTTAGGAACCTATTTCCAAGTGAAGACAGATTTAACGGATGATGGTGTAGATGGTCAAGCACCAAATGTCCCAGCTGGAAAATGAGAACCAAGATAGATTGGAGAAGCTCAAGCAAAGAAAATTACAACGATTTCTGTAGCAAACATCCCTCTGTCAAATTAACATTTGATGAGTGGAAAAACATCATCTACATATTTATGGACTCATTCAAGGAATACATCCTTGAAACTGGTGAGAGAGCAAAGCTTCCTTTTGGGTTTGGTGAGTTTTCAATAAACAAGAAGAAGAGAAGAAAGATAAAGGGTGTGGATGGTAAGGAGTTTGTCAATCTTCCTATAGACTGGCAAAAGACAAAAGAAAAAGGAAAAAGGATATATAATTTCAACTATCACACAGAAGGGTATTTCTTTGGATGGATTTGGTTCAAATCAACCACTAGATTTAGAAATTCAGATATTTGGTATTTCAAACCTTCAAGAACCACTTCCAGACTTCTATCGCACTATCTAAAGGTATCTGATAAATATCAGCACATTTATAACACCTGGAAAACTTAAAAGATGTCCTACTACTATAAATATAATTTTACATCTCCTGAGATTGTCTATTCCACTGTAAAGGAAGAGCTTAAGAGCTATTTTGATACAGGGGCTGTAGATGATATGATGTTTCCCACCTATCTTGATAAGTGCTTGAGAAAGTTGGGCAGAGCAACTTATGTCATTTCTGAGGAACTTCTTCAAATAGAAGACTTCCAAGCAAGACTCCCAGATAACTTCTTTGCTGTTAGAGAGGCTTGGTTGTGTACAGATGTAACAGGATTTCCCTATCAAACAGCTAATTCTTTCTATTCTCAAGCAGCTTCTGAAACAACAATTCAGGTGAGTCCTGTAGTTTCAAATGGTGTACCCTGTACAAACAGTGAATGTACAACAGGATGTCCTGAATGTATGCCTGAGCTTATTCAAGCTGTATACAAGACTAATAATCAGATGAACATTTCTTACACAAAGAAATATCTTCTGAAACCTGGAAACATCTCTGTAAGGGCAGATTGCACATTAGATTGTGCAAATTTTGGGTCTTCCTCAGCAGATTCATTTGATATTAGAGATAATAAGCTTGTCACTAATTTTAGATGTGGCACAGTTTATTTGGTGTTCTATGCTACAGAATATGACAATAGCGGTAATCAAATGATTCCTGATAACTACCGTATCAGGGAATATATAGAAGCATTTATTAAATATAAGGTGTTTGAAACTCTGACAAATCAGACAAATGATGAAACATTCAATCAACTTCAAACAAAGTTAGCATATTACAAACAGCTTTCTGATGAGGCCTTTATCATGGCTGATATTGAAATTAAGAAGCAGGATGCATATGCTAAACAAAGAAGAATAAAGAATGATTTAAACAGGTTCAACAGATTCGAACTTCCTAACGTAACATACAGATATGGCTGGAGACGAAACTCTTAAGAAAATAAAGGATTTAGTTAGTCCTAGTGCAGATGCTATAAATAACAATAGTGGTGTTGCACAAACAGGGCTGAACATGGATCAATCTGTAAATCAGATTGGACAAGGATCGCTCACCTATGCCTTAAATGCTGCTGTTGAAAACTTTGATGCTAATTCTGTTAATTATCAGAATGAACCTGGTAATGAGTTTTGTGTACAGTTTCCTTCAGGGTTTTCTTTAATCGGACATCATTTGATTGCTGAGCAAAATAAACATATATTCTTTCTTGTAAACCCTGACACAGGAGATTCTCACATAGGATATATGGATAATAATGATTGTGTCTACAAGATTTATGTAGATGCAAAGTGTTTGAATTTTAACATTAAAAACCCTATTCACAAAGTGGTGCATAAAATTACAAATTGCACTACAGAGATTTATTGGACAGATGGTATCAATCCAAGAAGATACTTAAATTTAAATAATATTCCTTATATTATTAATCCTCTTTCTAATTTATGTTCTCCAATTTTTACAGGTGATTTAGATTGTAACCAATTAAAACTACAACCAAATTTTAAAATTCCTCTTTTATCAATAGTGGAAATTAAAGAAGGGGGTAATCTTACAGCAGGAACGTATCAGTTTGCTATACAATATTCAGATGCAACAGGTAATCCTTACACATCATATTATTCTGTCACAAACCCAACACCAATTGCTGATCCTATAATAACCACTCCAAATTTTGATTACAATGTAGGTAAATCTATTGTTGTAGAAATTGAAGATTTAGATGAAACAGGTCAATTTCAATATTTCAATTTAGCCGTAATAAAAACAGTGAATGATATTCCTTCTGTGGAATTAGTAGGAACTTATTTTATTGATCAATTAACACAAAAAATAACATATACAGGACAGAACGTTACACAAATAAGACTAACAATAAATGACATTTTTGAGAAGTTTCCTTATTATGAAATAGCTCAAGATTTAACAGTTGTACAAGATATTCTTGTTTGGGACAATCTCACCTCTATTGACAGAATTAACTACCAGGAAATTGCATCTCAAATCAAGCTTCAATGGCAAACATACAAACTTCCTGTTGATGAGAACTATTCAAATGAACTAAACGCTACAAACCTTAGAGGATATTTAAGAGATGAGGTTTACGCATTTGAGATAGTGTTTCTTTTAAAAAATGGTAAACAAACGGATGGGTTTCATATTCCTGGAAGAGAGAAAAATCTATTTGAAAAATCTGCACCAAGTGTATCATCTAACAATCCAGATTTTGTAGGTAGTCCAGATAGTGTAAATCCAGTGACTGGTGTTGGATCAAGTGCATATTGGAAAATTTACAACACTGCTATAGATCTTGGTCCAGTGACAGGAGACAAGATAGAAAATGCTGTGCCTCATAGATATGGAGACTTTGCTTATTGGGAATCAGATGAAGAATATCCTTGTAACGAAGATATTTGGGGAGATTTGAAAGGTGAAAAAATCAGACACCACAAATTCCCTGATGTTCTTGTAAGTCCAATATTTGAATCTAAGCTTTTCCAAGGGGTTGGTAATTTGGTAATGGAAAAGGGGTCTGTCTATCCTATTGGTTTAAGAGTTGATGTGGATCAGATTCAAAAACTGATACTGACATCAAATCTCACTCCTGAACAAAAAGCTGATATAGCTGGGTTTAAAATAGTTAGAGGTGACAGAAGTACAAATAAATCCATTATTGGAAAAGGTATACTTAGGAACGTAGGAACTTATGAGAGAGAGTTACAAACTTTTTATTTTCCAAACTATCCATACAATGAACTTGAGGCTGATGTATTTATAAATCAACAAAATAATGCTTTTCAGGAAGAAGGTAGTCCTTGGCTTATTATTTGTCAACAGAGTGGTGAGTATGAATACACAGATATAAATACTGGAAGAACTACAAAAGCACCCATGGTTGCTGGTCAAACTTATGAAATTATTTCTTCCACAAGACCAATATGGCTTAGTGGTAGAGCAAATATTGGTCCAGGAAACTATGAGGTTTGGGAAATTAGTAGTTGTGCTGGTGGTGTTGGATATAGGAGTGATTGGACCGATCCATTTAATGAATTTAATCTTCTAGGTACACCTAAAAATCATTTCGTTACTGCAATTAATCAATTTGGTATTGGTAATCCTCTTAATTATTGTGAAACATATGATGGTGTAGTTTTAGATGTTAATGGTACAATTAACTATCAGAAAAGATGCACTGGTGTTTTAACAAACACATCATCTTTAGGAGCTTGTTCGGTACAACAATATACACAAAAACCAAGAGTTGTTCAAAGAAAAGCAGAGTATGATTTTACAGTGGGTAGAATAAGTCCATTGTCAAAAGGTATAAATTTACCAATTCCTACAATCGGTTCTAGCACGGAAGGTGCTTTTAGAATGGTGTTTAATTCTCCAGAAACATCTTTTGGAAACCCTTTTTTAGGAAATGTAATTAAGCTTGAGAATGTATTGTTTGGTAAGGGACTTGGTCATTTTGTAAAAGTTAAAGACAATGCTAATTACAAACTTCTTAGTAAACAAGCACAAACGGATGCTCTTAAATCATCTTTTGATATTGGAGGATCTGATATATCAGCAGTTTTTGCAGTATATCAATCTTATTTAACAATTTACGTAAATGGTATTACTAGAAAAAACTATGCTTATTCCTATAATTCTATAGCTAGTTATGCTTATTCAAGTGATATTCCTAATGCGCTTGGTATAAAACAAAGATCTCTTGATATTGCTCAATATTTAATTCCAGGTGTATTAAATGTAGGAGATGATAAAAACATAAACAACTATCAAAGAGAGTCATCTGTATATTTAAAAACTACAAATAGAAAGATAGACGTTACAGTTTCTGGAACAAATTACACTATATGTAACATCACTCCAGTACCACCTGTCCCAAAAGTAGAGTTTAGCATTGGGTTTGACTATATTGATGTTGATTACAATAAACAATCCATAACCCTGTCTCCACAAGAATGTCGATCCATAACATCTGTAACAATACCTGTAAAATTTTTTGGAAGCAATAGTTACACTTTAACTAAAACTAGCACACAATCATTCTTTAAAACAAACTTCCCAACCCCACCCCTACCATTTCCAAATCAAACAAGCACATTGATGGATCCTTCAACAGGACTATCAAAAATTTCTGAAAAGTCAAGAATTATTATATCAGAAGTGAATGCCTGTAGTGCTCCAGCCAAAGAGCAGGATATTAGAGTGGTGTCTTATTATGGATCTTTGAAAAATATAAATAACAGTCAATGGGGACAAATTTATTCCTACAATACAATAGATACAGGATTTCAAAGAAACGTTGATTATTCAAAAAATCCTGATCCTGTAACAGTATTTGGTGGAGACACATTTATAAGTAGATTTACATTTAAGACAAAACTTCCTTTTTTTACAGACAATAGAGTGGGGGCTCCTGATGATAGTGATATATTCTATGATGAAATAGGAAATATCGGTTATCCCAAATATTGGCATTCTTCTAGATCTATCACTGAAACTTACGATGCTAATGGTATAAAACTTTCAAATATAATATCGTACAAAGCTCACGTTTTTGACTGTCCTACAAACACAAATCAACCTTTTGTAGCAAATGCTCCTGGTACATACAGAACTTTTTACGATGGATATTTTTATTTATTTGCTTATGGGATTCCTGATTTTTATTGTGAAACATCCTATAATTTAGACCTTCGTCAAGCATTTAATCCAAGAGAAGGGGATTTCTGGCCTCATGTGAGTACGGGTATTCCTGATGATTGGGTGCAAGAGAGTTTTGTTTCTATAGCTAACGATAATACATACTATTACAATAGAACGTTTAGTAAACAAAATAAAGAGAACTTTTTCTCACATCTTCCTCCAGATTGGAAGGAAAAATTGTGTTTTACAAATTATCCATTCAGAGCTATATATTCAGATAGACAAGTTGAGAATGCTGATAATAGAGTGAATAACTGGTTATATTATAGAGCAGCTTCTTTCTTTGACTTCCCTCAAAATTATGGAAAACTTACATCTTTAGATGGTATTCAGAACAGGGCTGTGTTAGCAAGATTTGAGAATAAGTCCTTACTTTACAATACACTTCTCACTGTTGATACAAGTAATCCTCAAGCTGCTTATTTAGGAAACGATACTCTTTTCAGAAGTGCTCCTCCTATTGATTTTGCAGAAACTGATCTTGGATATGTAGGAAGTCAGAACAAGTTCCTTTTGAAGATTCCTCAGGGACAGATTACAGTGGATGCTAAAAGGGGACAGATATTCCTTATTTCAGGAAACCAAGCTACAGACTTAACAGCATTTGGATCTGGTATGAATAGGTTCTTTACAGATCATTTAGCTTTTGAGATTCTTAGATTTTTCCCTGATCTAGAGCAAGTGATAAATAATGAAAGAATTATTATTCCAGGTGTAAATACAGACAATCATTATAATGGAATAGGATTACATGGTGTATATGATAGTAAGTATGACAGGGTGATTATCACCAAACTTGATTATGTACCATTAAGTGATGGGGTTAAGTATGATTATAGCACCAAAGATTTTTATATAGAAGAAATTATAAATAACACTCCTGTTAGAACAATTATTTATTTGTCTGATAGAGAGTATTTCTGTAATAAGTCCTGGACACTATCTTTCAATTTGAACACTAAAACTTGGGTGAGCTTCCATAGTTATCTCCCCAACTTCTATATGGGAGAAAATAACTTCTTCTATTCAGGAGTGAATGGGTGTTGTGATGGGTTTGATTTAAGTGGGTTTGGTGTAATTGCTACAAGTAGTTTGGCTGAGGTGGTTGATAGAACTACCACTACTACAAGTACTTTATATGTTCCTCCCTCACCTCCCACTAATGATTGTGATTTGGCTGGAACAGGATATTCTATAGATTGTTCTTTGGATGGTATAGCTACTGATTTAACTCCAACTACTACAACCACTACCACTTGTCGTTTTGGGGAAAATAGATATAGATTCATAAATGGATATGTTATAGATTCTGTAACTATTACATCATCAATAAGTTTACAAGTTGTTTGTAACGCAGCAAATTACTATGCAAATATACCATCTGCAACATGTGATTATTTATTTACACAAATAACTGGATTTTCAGATAGTTTATCAGTTGGTCAAACTGTATACCTTTCTCCATGTAATATTTTTCCTGATGGTTGGTATTTTACAAATAATTATGCTGACGATGGGTTAATTTATTACATAGTTGGTGGAAGAATACTTGAAATAACTTCTTGCGTTTGCACTGTGACAAACACCACTACAATTGCTCCAAACATTCCTGAATGTTGTTCCAATGTTTATGTTGTAAATAACAAAGTGATATTCTCAAATGGAGATGGAGACTATACATTAGATTTTCCTGGATATGTTGCTTCTACAGGAATAGCAATGACTATTGAAAAATTCTGGGCAATAAATACACAAATTAATGAATGGGATATTACACTTGCTCCATTCTCAGCAACATTTAATAGAAACATCGCTTTCCCAGGAGGATTTACAACTTCTTCAGGAGTTGTAGCAATAAACAATACAACATTAATTGTTGTAAATGACACACCTTCTCCTCAAAAAGTGGTGGAACTTGATATAACAGGATTAACAGCATCTTTAACAAATCAGTTTGATTTACAGACTGATAGGGTGGCAATTGGAACCATGTTATATACAATAGATGGAAAACTAATTATTATAAACCAAGATACAATATCTTCAGATTACTATCTTTCTCAATATGATTATTCTACAGGAATCCTTGAAGTAGATTTTAATATGGGATCTTTCACTGCATCTACAATAGCTTATTGTGATTGTAACATATATGTAACAGACAGTTTTGGTAAAATATCAACAGTTATTAACACTTATCCTGGATATAAACTATTAACAGTGTCCCCTCCAACAGGAATCACTGTAACAGCAGCTACACAACCAGCAGGTTGTATTGTAAAATCTCTTACAGAAAATCCATTGTTAACAACCACTACCACCACTGTTCCACAAGCTTATTGTTACACGGTGTCACTTTCTGGAACAGGATATCTTTCTTGGATAGATGGTTTTGGACAAAATAGGTTTGTAAGTTATACTGGTCCGCAAACAATAACTCTTTGTGCTCAATATGGTTCAATTTCTAGTGATGGTGCATTAAGATTCAGTAAATGTACAGATTACGCACCTTGTACAACTGAAGGAGATTGTCCAACTACCACCACTACAACAACAACACCCTAAAGAAACGTAGATGTCTAAAGCAGTTTACATAAAATTAGCGAAATCTGCACCAAATGCAGGACCATTTACTATTTATGATAGTCTAGGAAATGTTTTAGCAAATAACGTTTCTATGAAAGATTTAATTGGTGGTGTTGCTTATTCTGTTAATAATGATATCAATTATGTAATAGTAGAATCAAAAGGAAGATGTAAATTTAAAAAAACAATTTTTATTGATGATCAGAACATTAGTTTAATGGACTATGCGAATATCATCTATACACAAAACCTTACAGGATGTATATGGAGACATCTTAAGAATCCTCAGATATATAATACATATTACGGAGAAACACAACCTTACATAATTGAATATCCTTTTGCATACAAATATTACGATGAAATATTGCAGAATGTAAAGGATTATACAAAGGTGTATCAATACCTCCCAGACCAATTTGGGGTGTTTGATGATAATAGGAAAATACAATTAGACAATGCTTGGTTTAACAAAGCTGTGTTATACAACGATCAACAATCCTCTGGTCTACTAGAGTTGGTGGCAAAACCAATGAACAACCTAAAGGAATACATGAAGTATCCTACATACAATGTTGATAGTAAGACAATTACATATACAAAGAGTGATAACTTCTATCAGTATAATACTTTCTGGTCTCTAGTTAAGGATAAAAAGGAACTTCTTTTTACAAAGACTTGTGAATCTTTATCTTTGGATAAGGTGGTGAACCAGGCAAATATGGACTATGGTAAACGTTCATATAGAAAGGAACCTCTAAGAGCTAAGGATTTGAAGGTGAGACACATCTTAGACAACCGTTCTGATATACACCTAGTGAGCCAATTCATTGTTACACCTACACAAATATCGTTCAAATAATGGCAAAGAATTGGTTAGATAAATACGAATATCCAAAAGCCCAAAATGGTATAGAGGGTACAATGGGAGGACTTACAGACAAAGGTTTCAATTATAATGGAGCCTGGGGAGGTCCTTCTATGCAAATGGGTGGAACATTACAACCCCCTATGGCAGGAGCTATTCAAACAGTTCCTATGGCTCAAGAAGGAAAAAATGTTTCTAAAACTTGTCCTCCAGGTTTTGTAAACATTGAAGGAAAATGTTTTGATAGAGCAAGCAAAGAATACAAAGAACTTTATGATTATGGAATAGGGTATATGGATAAAGATGATGTTCTTGTATCGTCTAGAATGAATCTTCCTGAGATAGTTTTAAAACCTTTATCTTCACAACAATTTATAGATGATTATGCTGAAGAAAAATGGCAGAAATATGCATTCGATCAACTTGGTAAAAAGTATGGGTTTCCAGAAGTTAAATCTCAACTAGAATACAAAAAAAAATATCCCTACAATCCATTCTCTAAAGGAAGAGCACATTATTCGGATAATACAATATATGGAGAAAACGTGCGTGATTATATGGAAGAATTAGCCCATCATGTAAATAGAAAAGGTCAAACTGAAAGATGGATTTTAAACGATCTTCCAGCTTACATAATGGGAAAAGATCCATACGAAATTGAGGGAACAGCTGAGCACATGGCCCATTCTATCACTTCACCAAAACTTAAAAAAGAGTTTGAAGAATATAGAGATAAATATTACGATGAGGTGTATAGACCAGAATGGATGGATGACCCTGAAATAAGGAAATCTGGCATGCAAAGAGCATGGCAAGAATATAAACCAACTGAAAAAAAACAAATGGGTGGATATGTCTATCCCACAACATTTGTTCCTCAAGCACAGAAAGGATTAACTTTTCTTCAACCTACTAGCTCTAAACTTCCAATAGGTTATCCAGGTGGACCTATTCCAGCTAGTTCAGAGGTAGCTATGTCTATTGGTGGAGAAGGTGGTGAACCAGCATATTTAGTTCCATCATTTAAATATGGACAACCATTAGAAGATGCTTATAAAGAGTTCTTAAGAACAGGAGAACATCTTGGTGGTCCTTTTAAAACATGGCAAGAAGCAGATGAATGGGAACAAAACATCAGACATCCTTATGTAGAAAAAGGACAAGATATTCCTACACCTTTAAAAACATGGAGTAAAGACTATCCTCTTCCTACATATAAAATGGGAGGTTCTATTCCTGGTTCTGTAGGATTTACATACGCACGCACGCAAGACATTCCCTCTGAAGGTCCTTATGCAAAGAAAACTCTTCCTAGTGCTCAAGATGGAAAAAGAATTGTTGCTGATAATACAAGAGTAGTTAAACCTGGAGTAAAAAAAACTTTAGATGAAGTAAACAAAGGTAAATCAAAGTATAAGGATCAATTAAAACCTGGAAAACCATTTAAATCTAAAGACACTAGACATTGGCAAAGTGATTCTAGAACAAAAGAGAGAACAGGTCCTGCAGTAGACTTTTTAAAAAAAGCAAGTGCTATTGGACAATTTGTACCACACCCACTTGTAAGTTATCCATCAATAGCATTGAACACTATGATAGGAGGCGCAGACACATACTTAGCATATAAAGATAATGATATGCAAAATGCTGCAATTAATGCAGTTGGTGCAATTCCTCTTCCAGGATTTGGTGCTATAAAAGCTTTAAGAAATACACCTGGACTCAATAGTAGACAAAAAGCAAGTGTTATAAAAGCTGCTGCTGGTGCATTAGGATTAGATATATTTGGTACAGCTAGCGACCTTACTAATAACTTTGGAAAAGAAAAGCAAAAGAATGGTGGTTCAATGTCCTTCTATCAACATGGACTAGATTGGACTCCTAGGAACATTAGTAAGAATGGATCTGTTGTAAAAGATGATATGGGATATTGGAATCCTGACAATTGGGGAAGGATAGTGGAAATAGATTCTCCCAATATAACAATGAAAGGGGTTAATCAGGACTTAATAGGAGTGTCTAATACAGGGGATGTACAATATATGACTCCTGGGAATGATTATAAATTCAAGGGTAAGAAGGTGACAGAATATCCTGTAGCTAAAAATGGTATAAATCAACAGGATGAAAAGACTGTTCAACATTTAGATCAATTACTTAACTTTACAAATAAACCTAAAGCCAAGAATGGTTGGCTTGATAAATACAAATAACATGAAAGCAAAGTTCTTCAAAATCGCTGGTGTTAAGAACGAATCTGAGTTCTACAAGAAATATCCTACAGAGGCTGCATTCTTCAAAGCCCATCCTGAAGCAAAAAAACTTAAGAAGGCTCAGGTTGGTGACTTATTATCAAAGTCTCCAGGAGAAGGGTATAATTGGGATCCTTATATGAATCAGTGGGTGGAAGGAGGAATGGATTATTCTCAAACGCAATCTAAGGGCACTCCTGCTACAGGAGTGGTGAATGTTGCTGGTCAACTTGTAGGAGGTTTAACTTCTGGTAGTGGGGGAGGAGGTACTTTTGCTAGTTCAGCAATACCTAATGTTGCATCAAAAACTGGAGGAAATAAACCTGATGTATTAGGAGGTATTGCTAAAGGACTTCCTTTAATAGGAGATATAGCAGGAGCAATTGGTAATATAGGACAAATGAAAAGACAACGTAAGGAATTGGAAAAAGCTAGAAAAGTGAGTGATGTAGCACTGCAAGCTTCTCAAACCCAGCCTGAAAAAATTTCCAGAAGATACGCACAACAACAAATCATAAGTCCTAATGAAAGATTTATTCCTGGAGGAAAAAGAACAGAAATCCTTGCTGAATATGGTGCTTCTATAGGAGGCAATCCTACAGAAATACAAAACATGTACAATCCTGGTGACTTGTATTCCAACCTTGGATATGAACCTTTGTCTGAAAGCGATGTGGTAAAACAATATAGATCAGGAGGAGATGTTCCTAAAGCAAATACAGGATTTGTAGATTTTATGTCTGGTGGCGGTGGACAAGCTATATCAAATTTAATGGGAGCAGGATTTTCTCAAATTAGTGGTGGTGCTGCTGCTGGTTCTCAGATTGGTGGAGCATTAGGAAGTGTTGCAGGATTAATTCCTGGAGCTGGTCCTGTTGCTAAAGCTATAGCTCAACCATTATTTCAAGCAATTGGTGGAGAAATAGGTACAATTCTCGATGCGAAAGGTTCTGCAGAACAAAAAAGAAATGAAAGAAAGCTTAAAAGAAATATAGAAACCATGACAATGCAAGATTCCACAAGAGGGTTACTGGGAAATTATTCTTCATTTGTTAGAAATGGTGGCGATATTCCTTATGCAGAACATGGATGGGTGAGTCATGATTGGCAACCACAATTAATCACTAAATGGGGAGATGTAAATGTTGAAGATGTTGATGATATATTTAGACCAGCTGATATGAGAACACTTGAACATGGAGGACTTTTAAAAGCTCAAGGAGGCATGAACCTTCCCTATCCAAATTATGAGGAAAGAGTGAATAGATTTAGAAATATAATGGGAAAATATTCTGAGCAAGAATTAAATAGAAGAGCTACAACAGAAGCTGGACTAGCAGAATACGCAAAGCTCTATCCTAATGAACCATTTACAAAAGAAGATATTAGTTTTTTCCAAGACTACACAACAAAGGTGCTAGATCCTCAAACACAAGCATTTATGCAAAGAAGAGGAAATCAGGATTGGAAACCTGGAACACAGCGCAGTGGAACAGATGCTATTTGGGGACCAAAAACACAAAAACAACCTTTTGCAACAGCAGCAATTAAACCTGCAGGGGCTTCTGAGTTCACTGAACTTGGAACTGTAAGAAGTGGGTTTTCTACATCTGGTACGGATAAAGGGGGAAGTGTTGATATGAAAGGGTTAGTTCCAAGTAAAATGATTCTGCCTGGTGGAAAATCTGTTGGTATAGAGTTTATTGAAACTAGTGAAGGTAAAAAACCTTATTTCAGAAACCCATCTACAGGAGATATAGCTCCATACGATTCTAGTAAATATCACTCTGATACAGGTAGATATTACAGAACAGGTGGAAACATTAGACAAAATAATCTATCTGAATTAGACAATTTCAATTTTGGTGGTAGCTTGAAAACACATTGGGGAGGAAGAGCTGAAGTGGATTCTTACAATCCCTATCTCCCAGGAACAGGTGAAACAGTGATGTTCAAAGGAAACCAACACAGTGAAAGTGATGGTACAGGTAAAACAGGTATTGGTGTTTCTTATGGTCCTCAGGAACATGATAGTTACACAGATTATGCAGAATATGGAACAGAACAAGCAGCTGATGTTGAAGTGGAAAATGGAGAACCTGCAGCACAACTTCCTGATGCTAATGGAGATCTTTCTATGACTGTATTTGGTGCATTGAAAATAGACAAGAATGCAGCTATGGAAATAGGTGATGATGAATCTAAGGGATTGACATATAAGAAATATGTAGATAGATTAAACGATAAGGAAAACAAAGCAAACACTAAATTAGCTAAAGCAAATAAGCAATTAGAGGAGTTGAAGGTTGTAACACCATTTGACAGATTGAAACTCAATAGCTTACAATCTACAATTCAAGGAGAGAATGATAAGCTTAAGGATTATGCTGTGAAGAAAGTTACAGCTGCTGAGGTGCAGAATGCTTACAATGAAACAGCTGAAGAATATGGAGTGGATGCTGATGCTTTGGCTAAAGGTAAAATTAAACAGTCTAAAGATATGGGTAATGCTAAATACGGAACAAAGAAAGCACAGGATGGAAGTGTTGTAGATTATTTAACAAAAGAAGGCATGCCTTCAGATTTTAAATCAAGAAAAAAACTTGCTGAGGAAAGAGGTATAAAGAATTATAAAGGGACAGCTAGTCAAAACATAGAATTGCTTAATAAATTAAAAAGTAGTAGCTCTTCCAATTTAAATAAACAACCTAAAATTACAGATGCTGATTTTGTAACACCAGAGCTAATTGGAACTGATTCTAAACCTGTAGAAAAGTCTCAACTTGAACTTTTAGAAGAACAAGGACTTGGACCATCTAATTGGAGAAAGGATGTTAATGCTAGTGCAGCAGCTAGTAAACTTCCTAAGAAAAAAGAAGGTGAAACAGACTGGCTGGACTTTGCAAAAATAGCCTCTGGTCAATTAGCAAACCTTCTTAGAAGACCTCTTCAGGAAGATCTTAGAGGTGATCAATTGTATGGAGAAATGTTAGCAAAATCTCAAAATCAATTACAGCCTGTACAAGCACAAACATATCAACCTCTGTTAGACACACCATTTGATGTGTCTTTCCAAGATCAGTTAAACCAAAACCAAGCTACATTCAATGCTCTACAAAGACAAATAGGAGCTAATCCTGCAGCTTTATCAACTCTAGCTGCTCAGAAGTATTCAGCAGACAAACAAGTGTTAGCAGACCAATTTAGAACAAATCAGGCTATGAGAGCAGGTGTGTTCTCTAAGAACAGAGACACTCTCAATGATGCAGCTCTCAAAAACTTGGCTATTCTGGATCAACAATACACTAGACAAGCTGAGGCTATTAGTAAGACAAAAGCTACAGACCTTGAGATTGCTAAGTCTATTTCTGACAAAATTGCTAAGAACAGGCTTGAAAACAGACAATTTGCTGCATATTCTAACATGTTCCCTCAATATGGATTCAACAGGAACATGATGGCAGTCTCCCAAGCCCCTACATTCTTTAATACAGGAATAGTTCCAGGACTCTCTCCTGAAGATGCAAAAGCATTTCAGGAAAAATATGACCAGAAGAACAAAGAAAAAACACAATCTTCCACTACAGCTAAGTATGGTAAAAACCTTAAAAAACACTTTAAAAACGGATCAATCGTAAAATCTCTAAAGAACATCTAATCTAATTGGTTATATAAGATTACCAAATTTGATTATTTCTGTTGGAGAATATAATAATTCAAATTAAATTTGTACACTCATGGCCTCGTTTACAGATATCATTCCTCAGTTTAACCCCTACGTTCAGCAATTGCCTGTTGAGGCAATGGTGCAAGTAGGTATGGCTAAACAAAAAGCTTATGAAGAGAACGTCACCAAAATCCAAGGAGAGATAGATAGGGTGGCTGGATTGGACATCATCAGGGGTGTGGATAAGGAATATCTACAATCCAAAATGAATGCCTTAGGTAACAAACTCA